CAAGCAAAGAGGAGCAGATGGCAATGACAGTAAAAGAAATGAAGCCCGTCTCAGGGCCAAGTATAGAAGCAGAGAAATATCAGGCACTTATTAATTCAGATGACCCAAAAGACTGGCGAGATGCCCTTCTTTCTAGAATGGATGCATTTGATTTAGCGTTGGGCGAGGTAGTTAAGTTCCTTACAAACAATAAACATAGATATGAGAAGGTGATTGAGAAATGGGAAGGCAAAAGATAAAGCGCTATCACTATAGCGAAGAATTCCTTTGGAATAATCCAGAGGTTAAGAATCTTGTGGATGAAGTAGCAATATTGACTAGCAAAGTATGTGCTTTGGAGTTTTTTATACTTGCAGTTGCGAAAAAGTCAGGAAAGATAAAGGATTTCAACCAAGAACTGATGGATTTCATTGAAAACATTGGTGATTTGCGCGAAGAAATTAGGAAATTGCGAACTATACTTCCTAAATCTTAAACTTTTGGACGCTAAATCATGCAGAACGCTCCTGTGAAATACAATTTACCTTATAAAGACCACGATAAGGAATTGGCTCGCATTAAGAAAAATGTTGAGATGGCCTATGAATATTTTCGTGGTAATTACGAACGATTCAATAGGATGAAGCAGTTTGTATTTATCTCAAGCAACTCAGAGGTAGATGAGTCGGTCAACAAGACATTGAATAGGCCAAATCTAGAGTTTCCAGTGCTTGAGTCAGGTGTGTCAAGGTTGCGCGGGGAATTCGTCAAGAATCTTCCGTCTATTTATGTAACAGCTGAAGAAGGGCTTGAGATTACCGAAGAAATGGGCGTGATGATTCGTGTAGTCGAAGGGCATATTCGGCACATCATGTCGGATGCGGAAAAAAGAGGCGTTCAGTTTGAGCTTATTACTGATACTTTGGCGGGGGGCTTTACGGGGGCTCATGTTTACTCAGCTTACAGGGCGCCGATGTCTTTTATACAAGATATCTATATAGATAAGGTATTTGATCCAACAATGACCTTTTGGGACCCGATGGCAAAAGAAATAGCCAAGCTTGATGGCCGTCATTGCGGTCAGTGCATCCCAATGTATGAGGATGAGTTCAAGAAACAGTTCCCAGATGTAAAGACCGACGAGATGAAATTTGGCGCCAATATGGGCAACTTCAAATGGTCTTATGATGCAAAGGGCGAGAAGATTGCACTTCTTTGTTATTACTATGAAAACAAGCCAAAGAAAACAAAGATAGTTTATCTCACTGATGGTCGTAGCATGACCACAAAAGAGTACAAGAAGTTTCTATCTGACTGGGATGAGGATGGTAAGATTGAGCAGCCGCCACAGATTATGCTTGAAAGAGATACAGAGATTCCCAGGATATATCGATACACGCTATGCGAAACAAAGATATTAGAATGCAAGCTTACAGACTATGAAAGATTACCCATACCATTTATAGATGGTAACAGCACAACGAATAAAGAATCAGACCAATCGACAAGTAAACAATTCACAAGACCAATAGTGTATCCGGCTCAGGGTGCTCAGCGCCTTAAAAACTATGCAGGTCAAGCACTTGCGAACGAGCTAGAAAATATGATAATGCACAAATGGACTGCGTGCATTGAAGGCATCCCAGAGAATTACAGCGAAGCGTATAAGGACGTTCAGCAAGCTTCTGTGCTTGTCTACAATGCTTTTAAAGATGGTAATCCTGAGATGCCATTGCCACCCCCTCAAGCCGTAGTAAGACCGCCTATTCCCCCTGAGATTACCCAAACCTTTATGATAATGGATACGACTATCCAAAACATATTGGGTAGCTTCGACCCTGCTATCGCTAAGCTTGGTGAGCGTGAAGTATCAGGAATTGCTATTCAAGAGAGCCTATCACTATCTAATTCAGCTGCCATGCCATATGTGACTAACTATCTATTAGGATTGCAGGCTATTGCTGACTTGATTCTGGATTTAATACCAAAGGTCTACAAGACGCCTAGAACGCTTCCTATAATCACGGAAGACGGCAAGAAGGATTATGTGGTCATCAATGCAGAAGGTGGCGTACGCCTTGATTACGATAGGAATGCATTGAAGGTAGAAGTGGTTGCAGGTCCAAGCTTTATGGCTCAGCAAGATAAGGCATTGAGATATATAGATATGTTGATGAAATCTTCTCCAATGTTCCAACAATTTATGGCTGAGAAAGGGTTGCCGGTGTTGTTGGATAACATGGAGTTTAGAGGCATTGATTTATTGAAAGAGGAAGTAGCTGCCTTCGTCGAAGAGTTTAAGGTTAAGCAATCCAAGGCCCAGCAACAACCTAATCCAGAGATGGTTAAGATGGAGATAGCAAAGCAGCAGTTAGCTGCTAAGCAACAATCCGATATGATGGAAGCAAGGATTAAGGCGGCAGAGCTGGATCTAGAGCGTCAAAAGTTACAGCTTAATGCGGCTCAATTAGCTGTTGATACCCAGGAAATACAGATAAATGCTCAATTAGACAGAGAAAAATATCATAGCGAAGACATGCGTAAAGCTGCTGAAATGGTCATGAAAGCTGAGGCGCATAGCCATAAGATTAGTAAAGAGCAGAAAGAGTTGGAGCATATGCTAAGCGAGAGAGAAAGTGAATGATTGTGAATGCTTTGAAGAATATGTAGAAGATATATGCTGGGTATGTCAGGTGGAACTATATAGATTAGAAAAAGCTCAGCAATTAATAAATAAAATCAAACAACAGCTTGATGAATTAAAAAAGGAAAATGAATGACAACCAATAGGCCTGGATACAAAGATTGGTATTTTGTTGCCAAAAAAGAAGAAAAACCATACAAGCCATCTAATAATTTACAAGAAAAATCGGAAATTCCGAATATTCAGGAGAAGAATCCCGTCAAAAGAGGGCGCAAACCAAAAAACCTTAGACAAGATAAATAAGTTATCTATACTAGCTCTGTATATACTGATGCGGTATGACCGCAATTATTAACTACCCTGGGGATTATTATGTCTATTAATTATTACGGTCCAGCCGATTATTCCGGTTATTTATTTGTTCAAGGCTTTCAACCAGCCGTCACCTCCAATACCACAATGACCTTTGCTGCAGGCTCTGCAAGCGCCTACACCAATGGCTTTGTAATGCAATATCCTGGTAACATTCCTAACTTGCCTGGCAACATTACTGTTAACACCGCCAATATTGGCTTAAATGGTGTGTTCCCAGTTGCACTAGCTGCTGTGACGCCTGAAAGCGGATGGGCGGTTCTTCCCGTGTATCTTGTTGCTAATAGCTCTGGCACGACTGATGGCAACCTTAACGGAACTGTTGCTCCTGGTATCGTTATTGGTACTGGCGCCGCATTCCTTCCTGCTGGATTTGATAGTTACCTCCAAATTGGGATCGCTATCATTGATAGTTCTGGAAACCTAGTTCCTTATGTGCAAAATGGCTCTGGTGTTGAGCGTGAAATTTGCTTCCATGATGGTCAACAAATTCTTAACGCTGGCGCATCTGGAACTTATGCCAAGGTTGATATTACTTTACTTCCTGAAGATAATATTACTGCAGTTAACTTCGCTTATGCATTTACTCCTGGTGCAGCTGCTGACACAGCATCAATTGCTCCGTGGGGATTAACTGTTTCCTCTCGCGCTCCTGTAGTTATTAAGGCAGCCGCGGCTGTTGCTATTGATGGAGTATTTACCATGGCTGTTGGTGATGATGCTGGCGTAGCTGCTATTCAATATGTAGTAAGCGGAACTGATACCTTGTCGTTATGGGTGTCTGGTTTCCGTTACTGCTTGCCTTTGCCTGGTTCAATTTAATCTTATCAAATAGCCTTGCTTCTCCTGGCGGGGCTTCTTATCTCATCTATCCACGATAGAAAGAGTTAGGGCATCGTTATGCGTTGCCCTTTTTAAAATAAATTTTGACATTTTGCTAAATAGAACTTTAATTATGGTACGGGTGCCTGCCGGTAATTGGGCCGCAATTCGTGCGTAAAACGTAGCAAATTTTTAACCGTGACGGGGTCAACAGTCAGAGGAAATGATATGGAAGAAATGGTGAATCAGCCTGGTGATAATCAGGCAGAAAGTGCGTCTGCGCCTCAAGCTGGCGTTCCTAATTTAACACAAGAGCAAATTAATGAGATTGTGTCATCTAGGCATAAAGCTGGTTATGAGAAAGGACGCAAAGAAGCAATGGCAGAATTGGAAGCGTTAAAAGCGCAACAAATGCCGGGTAATATTGATGAGCTTATTCAACAAAAAGTTTCGCAGATGCAGGCTGAGCAAGCTAATTTAGCGTATGCGCAACGGGTATTTGATGAGTTCGCCAATAAAATGCAAGCAGCTGAAGAAAGATATCCTGATATGCAAGAAAAGCTACGGGAATCTGAATTAAGCGAGATGCCAGAAATTATCCCATTTGTTAATGCGGTAGATAATTCAGGCGATGTGATGTATGAGCTATTAAGCAATCCACACAAAGCTATTACTATTGCAACAGCTATAAGAAATAAAATGCCTGGTGCGGCAAAGAAAGAATTAAATAAGCTTTCTAAGTCTATCCAAGCAAATCAAAAAGCTGCACAAGCCATCACTGCTAAAGAACCATTATCCCAAGTCAAACCCTCTTCAGCTGGTGGAGACAACGGGAAGATGTCGGTAAATGACTTTAGAAAAGCCAAATACCTTCGAAGATAAGTAATGGGTTAGGGGGCTTTGCGCCCCCACCAAATCCCCGCCCTGTCTCCAGAAATACTATTTTTTGGAGAGAGAAATAATGACCGTCCCAAGTAACTTTTTGCAACAGGTGCAAACTTACCAAATGGCGCATTTGGCATTCCTGTTGAACTATTCATGCTTTGTTCATACTGCAAATAAAAAATTCAAAGATTTCAACAAGTTAACTGCAAACTTAGGTGATACGGTAACTTTTGATTTACCACCCCGTTATGTTGCTCAACCTGGATTGGTTGTAAATTTCCAAGGTTCACAACAACGTGTTCAACCTTTAACGGTTAACAATGCGTACAACGTAAGCTATGCGTTCACCTCGCAACAATTCATATTCAACGTTGAAGAATATATGAAAGTGTTCGGTAAAGGCGCTGTAGCTGAATTAGCGGCAAACATTGAAGGCGATGTTGCGGGTATTGCTGAGACTGCACCTTATCGTTTCTATGGTGATGGCGTGAGTCCTATCAATAGTTTCGGTCAATTAGCATCCATGCTAGCGTTATATAGAACGTACGGTTATGCCCATGAAAACATTAAGGTTTATTTGCCTGATACTGCTGTTCCTAATATTGTTAATAGCGGTTTGAACCAATTTGCGATGAATCGTAACGATGAGTTAGCGATGACTTGGATGGTTGGTGACTGGATGGGTGTTGAGTTTTATCAATCAAACTTATTGCCAACTCACTTTGCTGGTACCGTTGGTAATGACCATCTTACTTTAACTGTTGTGTCTACCAATGACCCAACTGGTGCTAACATCACTGAAATTACTTTCTCTGGTGCTAACGTTTCTGATGTTGATTCTATTAAGAAATTCGACAGTCTTCAGTTTGTTGATAATGTCTCTGGTCATCCAAACCAACGTTTCTTAACTTTCGTAGGTCACTTGCCTTCAAGTGCTCCTGTTCAAGTTCAGGCAACCGCTGATGCGGGTTCTACTGGTGGCGGTCAAGTTACTGTAAGTATTACTCCTGCACTTTGTGCTCAGGCTGGCAATCCTAACCAAAATATCAGTTTCAATGTTGTAGCTGGTATGCAGATGACTGTGCTTCCTGATCATCGTTGCGGTCTCGTAGTGGGTGGTGATGCGCTTTATCTTGCTATGCCAAGATTGCCATTACAACCTCCGTTTGACACCGCTAACCATATGGACGAAGAAACTGGCGTATCGATTCGATTAACGTACGGTACCATTCTTGGTCAGAACACGATGGGATTCATCAACGACAGTATTTGGGGTAAAACACTGCCCCCTGAATACGGAATGAAGTTGGCGTTCCCTGTGTAAGGAGCAGGGGGAGATTTTGACTAGTACTCTCCCCCTAATCTTTTAAACAACTGAGGTGGGATATGGCTTACACTGTTCAGCAGCTCATTACTTTTTCTTATTACCTTTCCAATCTTCTCGCGAGAGGATTAGAAGAAGTATCGTCACAGCAAATTACAGATGGTCTAGATAGATTTAATGGGATGTTAGCCACAGCCACCTCTCAAATAGGTCTTATTCCCTATTTCCAAGAATATGATTTCCCTGCCGTGATTGGCCAAGAAGTTTATTATGTCCCAAGCCTTGTTGAAGTAGAAACGATGACATTTAACATCAATAATGTCCGTTATTCTATGATGGAAACAAGCCGTGAAAAATATTTTGCAACGCCTCGAGTAGATAATATTGATGCGCTCCCTTACATGTGGCATTTCGAAAGGCTACTAAATGGAGGTAATATTTATCTCTATTTCTTGCCACAACAAGCTTATGTCATGAAGCTGTGGGGTAAGTTTAAGCTTAATCAAGCGACGCTAGAAACTGATTTAACGCTGGTTTATGAAGACTTCTACATTGAGTATCTCAAATATAAATTAGCCAAAGCATTATGTGACTTTAATGGCGCTATGTTTCCGCCTCAACATCAAGTTCAGCTAGAAAGCTATGAGAAGACTATCAGAAACGTAATTCCATTAGATTTAACAATGAAGAAAATAAGCTCATTTAGTGGCGCCCAACCATTCAACTATGCTGATGCGAATATTGGGAGGGGATTTAGACCTTCATAACAAGTTAAAGTCATGGGTGACGCCCAATAGTATATGTTATATAATTGCTTATTTTTAGGTGATTATATGAATGAAATTAGAAAGGTTTGCGCAAATCATGGTGAATTAGCCATTGAGAATATTTATATTCATGGTGGAAGGAAAAGATGCAAGATTTGCAAAGATGAGTCGGATAG